AAAGACTATTGGTATCCTCCAGAGAATACCAAAGAGGCATCCAAATTAATTAAAGGTAATGGAGTGTTGAATGCTTTTAGTATGGATGGTAACAATGAGCTCCAGAAATTAGTGGATGATTATCATTCTGCTAATGTTGCAATTAAAGCCTCTCAAGAAATTAAAGATCTCTCATCAAAAAGAATGAAAGAAATAATGGGAGAACACGAGGTTGTTAAATGTAATGATGTGGAAATTAGACATACCACAATGGAGAAAGCAAAAACTAAAGTAATAAAACTTGAAGGGCCTCCACTTAAATACAGGAGGTTCTCGGTAAAGCATAGTGTCCAAAGATGATAGAAAACATTTTCAAATTAATGCTTACTTACTTGCTAGGCAAGAGAGTGCTAAACGCATTCGACTACGACTATTGGAAAAGTTTGGTGTCGATGTTGGACTTGAGTTTATTGAAGAGCTCATTGAACTTATGGCCCTGGCTGCAATCGAGGGCCTTAAAATACAAAACCAAATATTCACTTTTCACATTAACAAACTAGGAGATAAAGATGACGAACCAGAAGAGCCACCAGACGAAACAAAACATTAGACAGAAGATACACCAGGTTATGAAGGATGCTGGATATATTAAAAAACAAGCATCTAATATGCCTTATAAATCTGTAACACATAATAATGTATCAGATGCTATTAGAAAACAATTTAATAAAGTTGGATTAATTATTATTCCTTCAGTTAAGAGTAGTAGTAGAGATGGTAATATTCATAGTGTAACTATGAGTGTTAAAATTATTGATGTTGATAGTGGAGAAAGTTTAGAAGTAGGAGATTATCCTGGTACAGGAATTGATAATCAAGATAAAGGTTTTGGTAAAGCTATATCTTATGCTTTTAAATATATTCTACAAAAATTATTCCTCCTTGAGATAGGAGATGATGAAGAGGTTGATAGGAACCAGGTACAGGCAATCGATAAAGCTACCAAAGCTAAAGCAGAGAGTGATAAGATATGGATACAATACACAACTAATTATATTAGCTCTATTGTTGGAATAATTAATAATGAAAACAAAGATTTTGAAGAGAAGAAAAAAGAGCTTAATGATTATGTTGAAATTGAGGCTCCTAAAAAATCTCAATTAGCCAAAGAATTACCAGGAGCTCACGATGAATTGGACAAAAGAATAGCAAGAGAGAAAAAAAGATTTAAAGAAATGGAGGTTAAAGATGGCAAATCTAATGGTAACTAAAAAACAATTAAGGTTATTTGATTACATTAAATCTTATCATAAGAAGGAGAGAACACCTCCTACTGTTAGAGAGATAGCAAAGCATATGGGCTGTGTTCATAGCAATGTGCATCGAATGCTCCGGTTATTAGAGAGAGATCATTTAATTAAAATACATCCAGCTAAACCTAGAGGTATTGAAATTTTAAATGGAAGTGGAAAATGATTGGTGGTCAAACTGCTCAAAAAATTTTATTGGAATTAACTAGGATTAATAATAATTTGGAAAAGATTTTAGCTTTACAATACACTACTAATAGATTTACTGATGCTATTGTAAATAAATTAAAAGCTGATACTACTTTTATTAAGACTACAAAGGAGAAAGAACTTGAACCTATACAAGAGTAGATTTGGGAAAGACTTTGTTAAAGAGTTGATTAACGCATACGATGGAGAGAATGATGTGGTGGTTATTACTATGCCTTCTGATGAACCTGGTGGAAAACCACACCAGAAATTCTATGCTGCCAATGATCCAGAATTATTAAACCTGGAACACTCACCTCTTTTTCCAAGTGGTATAATCATAAAACCCTATGAAGAATTTTGGTTTGAAAAACATAAAGATAAGTTTGAAAAGATGTTATTGAAAAATCCAAAAGAGAATATAGATGGGAATTAAATACGATCCAGCTACAGGCTTACCTTCAAATGACAATTCAAGTTATGAAGAGTTGTTACAAATGTGGAGAGAAGAAAAGAAAAAAAGACAGGATTTAGAATTAGAAACTATTAAACAAGTTGAGGCTGCAAAGAAAGAGGCAGATAAATTAATGATTAATAAAGTTTCTATGTATGAAGATAAGCTCAATAGATTAGTTGAAGAGAATAATAACTATGAAACAATTAGTAAATCTCATAAAGAAATAAATGGTAAGTTACAGACAAGAGTAAATGAATTAGAACAAGATAATAAAAAACTATCAAAACAAATAGAAGATAAAGATAAACATATAAAACAATTAGTAGATGTAATGTGAAAACCTGGGTAATAATATTGTTTTTACAATTTAATGATCAGCCATTCTATCATCCTGTTATGGTTGATAAAGATACTTGCCACGATCCACACCAAAGCACCTTATTAGAACATAGAATAGTTAAAGATGAGGATGGTGTTAAGCTAGATAGATTTTTTTATAGGAGTTATATGGTCTTTGGACATTTTTGTGCTGGTGTTTTTAATGATAGGCTTTAAAGCTATTTTAAGGGCCATACAGAGCCTTCTTTATTATTAGGTACTTACCCCTAGGATGACCTCTTCTTCATCAATTTAAGGGCACTTCTGATTGATCTCTGGCTATCTATATTAAAGACTTCCATCGGATATACATTCCTATCTCCATATCCTATATCTTCATCGCTTTGGTATGAGGCAAAGGTTCTAACATACTCTACTCCATCACTTTCAAACATATCATACAAGTAACAATCTGTAATAATTCGTGCACACTTCATCCTCTCGAACTCGTGATCAGTACCAAGAGAACTATCACCCACAATATCATACCAGACTAACTTGAGTTTTGCGTGGGCCTTATTATTAATAGTTATAAATCTCATTCCTTAACAGGATCCTCTTCTTTAGGAGGTTCTTTCTCTTTCTTGAGCTGCTCTATTTCATCATTAGCTTTATCTAAATCCTCTGTAGCATACTCAAGTTTTTGAGTTGTTCTTTTTAAGGCACTCTCTTTTTCTTTAACACTTGATTGCAGCTCTGCCTTCTCATCTTTAAGAACTCTTACCTGGTCTTTCAATTCCTGTACTACTTCTTTCCAATCTGCTTTAGCTGTCATCTCCCTTGCCCTCTATATTTTCTTTTAGCCATTCTCTTCTCTGACTTATTCATATTTTTTTTATGTCTGCCAATCTTTTTTTTCGTGGATTTGACATAGGTATTAACTCCCCACTTTGGTGCTTTACCCATTAGTATAGTTTATTATCCCAATTACCTTTATGATCCATAACCATTGGGAGTAGCTTGGGTTGTCCATCTATTATAATACCAACTCCACAAATAAATCTTAATCTAAATGTGCGTGAATAATTAAAAGCCATATGAGATTGTGAGGCCAGGCAGCCTACTTGCATAGACCAGATTAAACTATCCGGATTAGAAAAATATTTAATAGAATATTGGCTATGAAAATGCCCTTGGACACAGCATTTACCATATTGCATTGCAAGTTTTAAACCATCTGCTGAAATTCCATGAGTAAAAAAACATTCTTGTCCATTACTCATCTTTAAGTTTAAATCTTCTACCCACTTCCATCCTTTACCTACACCCAGGAACTCATTATAATTTTTTAAATAAGCTCTAGGCATTCCATGTTTCAAAGCTCTCCTATAAATTAATGATGAATGATTAGAATGAATAAGTGTCATCCGAGGAAACATCTTTTCTAATTCTCTTATGTACTCCTTGGCTTTATCCAATTCCATACCGGCTGATAAAAGATCTGGATCTGTATCATGGAATGATAAGGCATGAGCATCAAGCTCATCTCCTATATTAACTACATAATCTATTGGGTATTTTTTTTTGATTGCTCGTAAGAAATTAAAGGCATCCTTCTTATGATAAGGTAAATGTAAATCACTTATAACTAATATACACTTATTTTTTTTAGCCATAAAATTCATCTCTGATCCATTGCTTTACATCAAAGCCTGGACAGTTGGGTTTCTTGGGCTCTGCATCAGAATGACCAATCACTTCTATGTCTGGATACATTGTTTGAATTGTTTGTATCAGACTATGAAGAGTTAGATATTGATCTTCTGTAATGTTGTTTCCCCTCCCAACAAGACAAATTCCTAAACTCTTTCCATTCATTCCAAGAGCTGCACAATGAGCACCTTGCATTTTATTATCTCTGGCATTTTCTAAAATTCCAGATCTTCTAATTACATAGTGGTAGCCTACATCATCCCAATTTCTCGGAGGATCAGTATGCCACTTTCTAATTTCTTCAACTCCTATGTCCATCTCTGCTGGAGTATCAGCACAATGAACAACACAATGTGTAGTAACTTTTCTCTCAATCATATACAACCCACCATATCTATCTTGTATCTCATAATATCAAATACCACAATACCTAGTTATTATTCTAATATTAGTTTTTTAATGGTTATAGAACCATCTATATTTTTCTCTAGCTCGGCCTTACTCTTAATACACTTATAAGTAACAGTATTAGATAGCTGCCTCTCTGCCTCTCTCTTATGCTTGAGGCAGATCGAGAGGCTGTCTTGTATTCTTGCCTCTTTAATCTCATTGTTCATTAGGAGTAATAATGCAAAAACTACTTCTGTCATTGGTGATCTCCTTTACCATTAGCTCTAACTTTATCTTTTAATTTTTCTAAATCATTTGCCATCTTCTCTACTTGTTTTTGTAAAAATTCTATATTAACTTTATTGTGCATTCCACTTTCTAATTGTTCAGAGTGTTTTTCTAATTGACCAGCCATATGTTCTATTAACATAAACTGTTCGCTGTCTGCTGGTAACGAACCTAACTCTCCTCTTGGCCATTTAATTCTAAACTCTGTATTCTTTTCAACATCAACTATCATTAGCTTACCATTCGTTTCAATATTATTTAATCTTTCAATGATACCAAAGTAGGCCCATAGTCCAGCACAAGCTCCAGCTATTAGAGCTATGATTGTTTTAATATCTGTAGAGATAGATGTCTTTTGTGTAATAGGTTTCATTAATTAGTGGGCCCTCCACAATAGGCCAGGATGCACATAGCAATTATTAACCAACTTGTAAAATAATAATTCATATTACTTTCCTTCATAAGTTAAATCCTCTGCTTTAGTAGTAGAGCAATTACAATGATCACAAGTACAGGGATCCCCATCCCAATGATGATTGTGTAAATCTCCATCGCAATGACACTCACACCCACAACTTCCACATTCTTTTTTTTCAGCCATATTATTTTTTATTGTTAATCTTTTTTAATTTATCAAATGATCTTGCTCCTGTCATTCCAAGTAATGCAAATAAAACTGTCATTAATGTAGAGCTGTCAAGAGTAGGCAGATCTATTGTTGTACCTCTCAAAGCACACCACCAATTAGTAATAGGTATTACTAGGAACTGAAACATAAAAGCAAAGACACATACCCAGGCAAGAGTGGGCCTCCATAATCTTTGTATCCAGGATAGTGGGCCTGTTGCTTGAGCATCTGCTCTATTTATTTTAGCTTGTTCTTTATCTACATCTACTAATGCTTTTAATAATTCTTTTTCAAGATTAGCTTTCTGCTCTGTTATCTTGTTTTTATCTGGAACAAGATCAATAGCTTTATTTAATAATGGTAATAGTTTTGTTATTCCGGCAATCATATTTTTTGTCCTTCTAATTTAATTGGCTCATAAGGATAACAAGAAAATTTAACCGAACCATTCTTATCCTGGAGCATTGGTTTTAATTGATTTACAAATAGGTGTGATTGATCAATACAATCTGCTGCTTGAGTGTATGGCTCTTCATTGATAATATATTTACAAACTACTGATGTGGGATCAGAAAGATTTGTTAATATACATACAGTACCTACGAGTAGAAATTTCATAGGTCATATAATAATTTATAAGAAGTGTCTTATACAGAAGGACACTATAAGACCATTTAGATTTTTAGTAATTATAAAACTATTGTATCAGCTTCTTCTTCAGTTAATGCTTCTCCAGCAATTAACTTTTGTTTAGCACTAGCTTTTATTGCGTCTATTTCTTCAGGTGTTTTCTTACTAGCTTGATAAGTATTATATTCAGCAGTTATCTCAGTTTTTTTACTGTCATAATCTGCATGAGATTTAATATTTTCTTCTAAACCAGTAATATCACCTTCACCATGAATTTCTGTTGTAATAACAAAATCAAGGCTTTCGTCAAAATGTATTTGACTTACATTCATTATATCTTGTCGTTTCATAATTATATATCCATTTCAGTTAAACAAATAATTCCAGGCGAATCACTGTGATTGCCACTTTGATTTTTATTTACATTCCAATTTACACTTGAACCTGCGTGTGCAGACCTTACTTGTAATTTATAAGTTAAAGTTTCTCCTGCGGGTGTATCGTGGTCATGGAAAAACATTACATAAGGCTTAGTGTGTTGCCAAAAGTTGTGTGATTGACCAGAATGGTCGCCAGCTACAACAGTACCTAAATGTCCACCTAATCCTTGTGTTGATAAACCACCATTTCCTTTTGCAGTTGGAATTTGCGTGTATGAAGTTGGTGAAGAACTAGAATATTTATACATTACTCTTTCGTACAAATGATTCCAGTTTGTACCTCCAGTATTATTAAAATAATAATGAAAAGATTTTTCAAATTTAATAATTGAAGTTGGTGAAGATGGTGTAATTGAAATTTCTACATTACTTGGGTAATCTCCAAAAGTTGTACCATTTAAATTACTACTACTTATTGCAGCAGTATTTGAATAAATTTGTCTTACTACTTTTAAAGTTTTTCCAGCATCTGCTGTAATCCATTCAGGAGCAGTCGCACCTGAGTTCATAGCCAGTTGTTGATTTGCCGCACCTCTAGCAAGTCTAGCTAGTGCTGAACCATCATGATAAACTATATCTCCTACTGTTGTAAGAGTAGATGTTAAGTCAGTTCCATCTGTTCCTTTAGCTGCAAGTTTAGTCCAATAAGCTGTTTGAGTTGTTGCTTGTGTACCAGCACCATGTGCTTGAATACAAATAAAAGTTTCGTTTCCATGAGTTACAATATCATCTACAACATAAGCTGTTGATCCAGAGTAAGCTCCTTTAAAAATTGGTTTAATTCTTCCGAGATTTACTGTTGCCATAATATTATAAGACTATAGTGTCTGCCTCCTCTTCGGTCAATGCTTCTCCAGCAACAAGTTTTGCTTTTGCGCTAGCTTTTAAATCTGCTTTTGCAGTTGCCTCATTAGTTTCAGCAGTTTCCATTTCAGTTATTTTAGCTTGAATATCTGATTTAGAAATTTCTTCTGCACCATTCCAATCAATAACTAATTCTTCTTCTGTATTACCAGTTATAGTACCAGTAAAAGATGAATTAATTTCTTTGATTGCGTCTATGTATTTTAATCCGATTGGTTTTTCCATATTATTTAACTCCTATTAATTTTTCTTAAAGTGTATCATTTGAACATAATGCTTAATTCTACCACTATTATTAGTATTATTATTATTCCAAGTTTGCGCATTGGAAGAATGACTTGAACCTGCTTGTTCTGCATAATACTGCGTACCAACAGTTAATCCTGTACAAGGTAGAATTACTGTTTTATCTAGTGGAAAGTGCCAACCAGTCATATTACCATACATATTATGCTGTCCATGAAAATCAACTTTTGTATCACTACTTCCAAGTGTTGATGATGTTCCAAAATTTATATAAACATCTGCTCCAGAAGCAGATGAACCAGCATATATTTGGTTATGATGATTAAATTGAATTAAATCATCTGTAGATGTAGGTGTAAATGTGACTGTGTTTCCACCTGCTATATCAATATAATCTGTTTGTCCACTGTGACTAACATTAGAACCATACTGATATTCGTCAAATGCGTGAACACTATAAGTACCAGAAGATATTGTACCCCATTCAGGAGCAGTAGCACCACTATTCATTGTAAGTGCTTGACCTGCTGTACCTTTTGCTAAACGCTGCAAACCAGATCCATCCCTAAACAAAACATCTCCCTGGGTAGTTAAAGTTGATGCAACATCTCCACCCTCTGCTAATACATTCCAATAAGTAGTGTTAGTGACAGCATTGCCAGTTGATGCGAGAATACAGATATAGCTTGTTCCCCCGCTTGAAACAACATCGTCTGGTGTGTAAGCTGTGCTGTTATTATAAGCACCTCTCCATACCATTTTAATTTTGCCAAGATCTATAGTTGCCATAGTTTATATTATAATCCTTTTTCTTTATTATTTATTCATATACAATTCAAGAACATCAAATCGTTGCTATTAAATTACCACTAGCATTGATAGTCCAGGTAAATCCACTAGCTGCAAATACCTTATCATCAAAGGCAGCATAGACAGCATTAGTTATATTATCTTGTCCTCCATTAGTAGTAGTAACATTTAAGTTATTACCATTTTTTACAAATCCATAAATCTCTGCTGAACTAGCATTCCCTAATTCCCAGGCATTTCCAGCATCATTAACCTTCCACACATTCCCAGCAGCAACACCAGCTTTACTGAATTGTGATGCTGTTATACTTTCAGTAGCTGGAACATTAGGAGATAATACAGATCCTAGTTTTAAAATTTTAATTGTTTCACCGGATGCTGGAGCTGAAGAGAATTGTAAATTTGTAGCTGTTGTTAAAGTAAAAGCATCTCCCCAATGCTGAACCACTCCAGATAAAATGACTACTAATTGATTAACAGTTCCTACACTTTCACTTAAAGTGAAATCAACTCTACTCCCATCAAAACTTTCAGCTAAAGTTAAGACTTTAAAATCACCAGCATCGATGGGCCTTCCAATATAAGGCATTAGTAATTAACTCCTATTAAATCTCTTGCTTTTGTCATTTTTTAAAATTCTCCATAATTAATATTGTAAAGATACTCCTCTTATTCTAGCTTCTTTAGAACCCTCAGCTTGATTAGCAAATAATATTTTATATTTTAATTGTGTACCTGCTGTTCCTATAGTTAAGTCATTTACTTTACACATTTTAATACCAGTTGCAAAATCTGGCATTGCAACAAGTGTAGCTGTTGTAAAGTTTGAACCATTATCTGCTGATAATTGTAAAATAATATCTGTATTTAATGCGTTTGTTCCTGCAAAATCTTGATAAGTAATAATTGCTCCCATCTTATTTGTTGATGATGAAGCTGTAATTGCATTAGAAATAAAATTACCAGTAGCATTTGATGCAAAAGTATATGGTGTAATAACTATTTTACCATGTCCACCATGAGCTTGATTTCCACCAACACCAATTCCAGATGTGTAAAGTGAATGAGATGTTTGAGGAGGTAATTTATCTCCTGTCATATTTGTGTGTGTAGAGCCAGTTGTAACTCCATTTGATACTGAAGAATGTCCAATATATCCAGAACCACCTCCAGAACCAGAACCTCCTGCACTTCCAGTATGTGAGCCACCCCCACCACCATAATATCCACCACCTGCTGCACCACTCATGTGTGCAGAATTTCCACCTTGTAAAGCAGAACCATCTGTAGCTTCATTGGCATAACCAGAGCCATGATTTCCTTTAACACCACCTGCTGATTGAGTACCACCTTTTCCATTTCCTCCTGCTGTATGGTTACCATCGGAGTTTAATCCACCATCTTGACCAGATGAACCACCACCATTACCAGCATAGTCAACATTTTGTGGAGAGATACCACCATTAGCACCTGCACCTCCACCTGCTATTAAAACTGAATTTCCATGTGCAACAGAGGTTAAAAATAATCCAGAGTAGCCTCCACCACCACCACCAATTCCTGCGTGTGACGATACTCTTGCACGACCACCACCACCATAAGCATAATTTCCATTTCCATTAACAACATCAGTAGCTTCTCCTCTACCACCTACAACTAATTTGTAAGTTGGTGTTCCAGTAATTGCAACTGTTCCAGAAGTAAATCCTCCAGCTCCTCCAGTTACATTATGTCTACCTGCACCACCACTTGATGAGTAGTCATATCCTGCAGCACCACCTGCACCCCACATAACAACATCCATTTTAGATTTACCAGATGGAGTATATGTTTGGTCTGAACCTGTATAAGAAAATGTTACTGCACTATCAGCAGTTTCAGTAGAAGATGATACATATTCATCTGCATGTCTACCTGCGTTAGTATTTGAGGCTATTCCTGTGCTATCTTGAAATACATCTACAAACATAGATTGAGTATTATAAGCTGATTTGTTTTCGTTAGATGCTTGTCTTAAAGCAATTGTAGAAATATCATTTACAATTTTATTATCATCAAAAGTTGATGCGTGTTGTGTTACATTAGATGATGCAATTCTAGCATCTGCAAATGTACCTGTTGTAATTTTTGCAGTATCTAAATTTGGTATTTCTGCCGCATCTAAAGTGATAGCAGAATTGGGTACTGTTGTTATTGCGTTTGTGCCTAATCTTGTTAATGCCATTATATTGTTACCTCTAATTCTCCATCTGAATTAACAGCAAAGGTTAATCCTTTTTTGGCCCAGAAACTTTCATCATATAAATCTGTTTGTGTTGTATCATTTGTTGCAACACTAATATTATCTGCACCATTAGTATAAGTAATAACTAAATCTTCTAATTGATTTCCTGTGCCATTAGTTTTTTTAAAACCATAGTAATCTATTTTACCCAAAGCATCTTGAGCAGCAGTAGATAAATCTGCTAACTGAATAGACGCATCTTGGATGTCAGCTCCTGTCAGAACTTGATCAGCCGGTTTCGATCCAATATATCCCATCGTTCTCCTAACTACTTATTGCATCAATGTATGATACAACTGCATTCAATGAACTTGCTGTATCTGATTTAGCAGTAATCTTATCTCCAGATTTCAAAATTACCTTTGCACCACCATCGATTAGCTCAATAGATGAACCAGCCGGTAATGGACAATTTTTAATCAGATAAGTATTGTTACTACTATTCACAATGTAACAATCTACATTGATTGCAGATGCTGCCACATTAACCAATCTAATTCCTACAACTGTATCGTAAGTATCTGCCTGGGCCAATATGTCCACAGGAGATGTACCAATAGCTGTATGTGTTAATTGGTTTCTAAAGTTTTGAGCCATCTATCTATCCTCCTTATTCATAAATATTATAATGCCACCGACATTGCAATACTAAATCCAGCTTGAGCAAAAGCACTTGTACTTACAGCAGCATCTTCCCATTGTGAATTAGCATAAATTTTTAATTTACTTGATGAACTATTCCAATAAATTAGGCCATCAGAAAGAGCATCTCCATCATTATCTGTTGTTGGATCTGTATTTTTAACTCCTAAATATTTATCATCAAAAGTATCATAAGATGCCTCTGCTGCTGCTTGAGCTGCCTCGGCTGCTGCCTTTGCAGTTTGAGCATCATTTTTATATGAAAGAGCATTAGCCTCTGAAGTTGCTGCATTGTTAGCAGAAGTAAGAGCCTCACCAGCTTTTGTCGTTGCAATACCAGCTTGAGTAGTTGCTGTCGCAGATGCTGAAGTTGCTGTTGCAGCATCTACTAATAAATCCCATTTTCCTACATCTGTATTTGAAGAAATCGGTTGAGCTCCAGAAGATGTATGATCTGCATTACAGATATAAATATTTCCATTACTTGTATCTTTAATAATATCTCTTGAATAATAAGCTGTACTAGCAGCCCAATTTCCTTTAAAGGATCCTATCTCTGATGTTAATGCTAATCCTGTACCAGCATTATCATAAGCTAAAATTTTATTTTTATTATTTGCAACTGTTGCATCATAAGGAATATAGATAGGCCCATTCGTTCCAGATCCTGTAACTGTTCTAGGAGTAGATGGTTTTAATTGGATGGATCTGTCCATCATCTCTTTTAATTGTTGCTGTCTAATTAAGACATTATCAAATTCAGTATTTAAAGTAGCTCCTGTAATTGCACTTGAAGTCGCAAAAGCTGTAGCTCTGGATAAAGGTGCATCACCAATAATAGTAATTATATCTCCAGATGTAGGAGTATAATTTGTAGGTGATGTAATCCAGGTAATAGTACCGGTTCCATCTGAATTTAGAGTAGTGTTATATTGAACAGCCTCGGTTAATGCAGTATCATTTTTATAAACCAATAATTCAGATGCAGCATTTACTTGGAAATTAAAAGTATGAGAGGCTTGTGCACTTGATGTGTACTGTACCCTTCTAGCTGTTTCATTAATATCAAAAGTTGCCATATTATATATTTATCTCCCTGTTGCCTTTTTGTATAGTAGAACAAAAATAAACCATTAGTTCTTACCTGTTAGTGCTATTTTGTCATCAAGAGCTTTAATAGCTGCTGCTAAATGTTTGTATTTTGCTTTCATCATTTTTGCTGCATTTGTTTTTCTTACTGCTAATACTCTTTTTAAAGCATCAAGTTGTTCCCCTTTTTTAGAATGAGCTTTAAATTCTGGATCTAATATTATCTTTCTCATTTCTCCCAACATATCTAATCCTGTATCTGGATCTCTCATATTAATAAATGTAATATATTGGTTGTATTCTTCAGCAGTTAAATCAATCGTTCCTATAGATGCTTTCGGCATAGACAATCCAAAATTATTTTGAACTAACCAATCATCAACTATATTATCTCTTTCGTGTAACACTCTTATTGGAGAAAATACATTTTGCTCTGGGCCTTCCATTTCTTGCCCCCATAGATTTAATCTTGGTGGAAGTTCGTGATTAAAGAATGGACTATTTAATCTTGCTTTATTTATTTCTTTATAGAAAGCCTTAATCCATCCTGGAATATCACCATCATTATTTTCTCTTGATCCCCATCCAAACCATATGCCATCTTCAGCTTGTGCTGAAGTAATCATTGTTTCATATAATTTTGGATCTGACATTCTTTGTAAGTATGCACCAAATGTTCCTGTAGGATTTATTCCAATACCGATTGTACTTTCTGTTATCTTTCTGATTAACATATTAACAGCTCGATTATTCATTCCATCATCGCTACCATATCCAGGTTGAAAGATTACTCCTAACTCTGATAATCCTGTCGCAAAAGGTTGAGA